GCTATGGTTGCAATTTGTGCAATTCCTGTGATTCCAACTACCGCTGCATTTGCAAATCTTAAAGATTGAGTAGGTGTGACATCAGTTGTTTCTGCCATAGCTTTCATAATACCTTGTGCCGTACTAATAACCGCTTGAGCAATTCCTACGGCTTTATTTATATTAAATGCCCTTCTTGCACTCTTTTCATTATCATCAGCCAAAGCATTTACCAAATCACCAATAGCACCTAAACCAGCATGAGCAATATCTAACTGTTGCATCATACTTACTCGTTTTCTTTCTACTTGTTCTTTGTCTTTATCATCTTCTTCTTTTCTATACTTATCATTTATTTTTGCAAGTTCTTCATTTAAACTTTTTTGTAATTCAGTTTCGAGTATTGCATTACCTTGAGCAAGTTCAAATTTAGCCTCATAACCTTCTATTAATTTAGTTATTTCTTTTTCCTCTTCTGTTTCTCTTAATTCATTCAATAACTTAAATTGTTCATCTTGTTTATCAAAATCAATCTTGTCATATTTTGCGTTAACATCTGCAATTTTTTTCCTGGAAACTTCGCCCATTGCAACAGACCTATCGGAAAATTCTTTTAACGTCATTTCTCCGTCATCAAATTTTCTTTGCATTATTTCTTTTTCTTGTTCTCTTTGTTTTTCAAGTAATGCAATTTCACTTTCTCTTGTTTCTTCTTTTAGGTTGAGTAACATCATTTGTGTATCATGCTCAAAATCAACCTCACGTCTTCTATCATCTTCTAAAATTTTAGCATATCTTTGTTTCCAATTATTATCTAACGCAAGTATTAATTTTTCTTTATCTTCTTGCTTTATGTTTTCATTATTTAAAATATCAATTCTTTCTTTTTCATATTGATGTTTAGCACTTTTAAAAATATTATGAATTCTTTTATTATTAAATTCATTTTGTAATTGAAATATTCTTTCTTCTACGTCTTCAAATTGTTTAACTCTAGCCTTGTTACTTCTACCTCTTATTTTATTTCTTTTTTTGCTATTTTTTTCAGTATTAATATTTGTTTTTTCTTCAAGTTCACCAACTTGTTTTAATAAATCTTTTGCTCTATTTTCAAAATTTTCTGCAAGTTCTTTATTTGCTCTACCTGTTTTTTCATTTATGTCTTCTGCTAATGTGCTCCCTATAAATGGCCTTAATAATCGGTCTTTTACAATCGAAAAACCAGCCTCAAGTCCAGAAATTTCTTCTGTTGTTTCTTTTCTTAATGCCTCTGCTCTTTCTTTTGCCGCCAACTCAATCAATGTGTTAGCTTGAATTCTTAACATTGTTGCTTTTATATAAGCTGGTGTTTTATCTATATAATTATTTTCTGCATCTTCTAAATTATCCATTTGGCCGATTGAATCGCCTAAAGTTTCATTATATATATCTAAAGCCTCTTTTTTACTTATTGTTCCTTCTTTTGCTTGGTCGAAAGCAATTTCAACGTCAATCAATTCTTTAAAAAGATTTTCCATTCCAGAAGTTGTAGCCTCTAAAATTTCATTATATCCTTCTTGTTCATGTCCAGCTAAACCAACTGCGTGACTAATGTCTTCCCAATAAGCCACAACTGTTCCTAAAGCCACTACAAATAGACCTATGCCAGTTGCCGCAATTCCTACCTTAACACTTTTTAAAGCTTTGACAGCACTTGCTCCCATATCTTTAAAGGCACTAGCACCTTTTTGTATGTTTTTTATGCCTTCGGCAAGTACCATAGCTTGTTGCACCATTAATATTTTGTGGTGTACATCTTCCGATTCCATACCAAATGCAGACATAGCGACGGCACCCACTTCTAATGCACCAGCAATTCCGTGTACTCCTTCCTCAAATGTATGTACTGCATCTCCAGAATGTTTAATTTCATCTGCCGTTTCTTTAAATAAATCTTTTGTGCCACTTTGAGCCTCTTTTAAATCTTTAACGTGTTGAGTTAAATCTTGAAACTCTCTTGAGCCTTGTTCTCCAGCTAATGATAATGCCTCTAATCTTCTTACCGAATTATTAATTTGTACTTGTAAACTTCCTAATTCATCTCCACTTATTTTTAAGCCTTTATTATAATCAGTTTGAATTTTATTCAATCCGTCATACTCTAAATTTAATCCAGCTAATTTTTTCCTTAACTCATCAGCTACCTTTTGGTTATGTTTTCTCTCTTGAAAACTTTTGCCCTCTGTATCAGTTAATTTATCAATAGCTTTTTCTGTTTCTTTAATCTCTTTTCTTAAAGAATCAAATCTGCCTTGTATATCCTCAACTCCTTCACTATTTACGTCAATATTAATTTGATAATTCTCAGCCATTATTTTTTATTTTTAAAGTGTAATTTTCTTTTTTCTTGTTTATATATTTCCTTTAAATTATCATTTAATTTGTACTTACCTTTTGCAATTTCTATTTCTTCACTCACGTTTAAATGTTCAGATATTTTAAGCATTTCAAAGATTTTTTCTATGTCATTTTTCATATGATCTAAAATTTAAGGTTGTTGGATTACTATTGTATTTTCGCTTACTGCACCATTCTGATATGTTTGTGTAACTAATAATTCAATGCCCTGTGTTTGGTAATCTTCATTAATTAATTTAACACTACTTTCTGTAACAATAAACTTATGCAACATTTGTGGAAATAAAGGATTGTTACTTTCGTCCATTATATACTTTTTTGAATTATTATTAACTGGTACACATACAGAAATAATTTGTGAACTTGTAATTGTACTTGGTGTAATAGTAACTCCAGCCGTTGTAGTCGTAATTGTAGCACTCACTACATTATTATACAATGTAATAGGTACATCAACACAATTTGCACTTGGGTTAGTAGGAATCACAACCACAGGGTTTGTTGGTCTTAAGTCCATTATTAAAGATAAATTAACTTCTCCAGAAGTTAAGTTGCTTTTCATTGAATTTATAATGTATCTTTTATCTCTAATTAAAAGCCTATCATTTAACTGCAATTTTGTTAATAATGAAATTGGAAATACACTTTTTAAATCTGTTATTCTATTTTCTAATCTATATAAATTTTGTAAATAATTAAAATAATAAGTTGCATATAAACCATTAGGTATTGCATACCATAAAAAAGTGCTTATTTCTTCTCCGAAATTTAAAGAATAATCTGTCTGGTTGTTAATTTTTAAATCTTGTCCAAAAGGAATATAATTAGTTATTGTTTGCGTTGTAGTTCCGTCATTGATTTTTATATCTGTAACTTGTTTATCATACATATAAAACAAACATGGTTTTGGTATATAAGGCGAATAATTTTCATCTAACGCATAAGCGACTTGTGTGTCAGTTGGTGTTCCATTACTTAAAGAAAATCTTGTGCCCATTAAATTCTCAAATGGTATTTTTACCTGGAATTCGCTACCTTCATTTGGAAATGTACTTGCTAAATTTCCATAACCTTTTTGGTGAGTACTTCTAAAATTTTGATTTAAAAAACTTTTACTTTCTGCATACTCAAAATTAATTTTTTTATAAAGTGGAACTTTTTTTACTTCTATTGATTCAATATCTGTATATGTTGTAGTGTCATATAAATCTCCTACATTATACCAATTTTCTATGTCTTCAATTTGGTAAACATCATCATCAGTACCATAGCAAGTTAAATTGAACATTTTTAAAATTCCAGTAAAAAAATCTTTAACTTTTATATTTGGTAAATAATTTGTAATAAAATTAACACCTGTTAAAGAAACTGCATTTCCGTCTGTTTCTCGCCATAAATCTTGGGTTTGACCTACATTGTTTAAACTATTATAAGTCAAATGTTGAGTATAATTTACTTTGCCAGTAATATTCATTGACTGTGTTGCTCTTACTTCCCAATGATATACCCTAATATTTCCACTTCTGTCCAAAAGTGTATCTACAAAAACAATATCAATATACAAGCCACTAGCAGAACTTGGTAATGGTGGTATTTCTGCAGTTGTTTGTAAAATACCATTGACAAACATATCGACATAAATAGTTGCATTTATACTTGTAGGCAAAATTGAAACAGTTATTTTTTCTTCAATCTGTATTATAGTTCTTAATGGATGTAAAGTATGCCAATTTGAATTTAATAAAGTACCACTATTCCAATCATTATTGCCGTCCCATTGTAAAGTAAGCGTATCATTAGTATAATTAAATGGGTCTTGATTTACAAAAGGCCCCACATTTGGAAAAGATAAAGGCCCTGTTATATCTATTTTTTTCGGTTGACTTACAAATGTATTTGTACTATTATTTTTACACCATAAAAACAACTTTTTAAATTTTTCATCATTCAAAAAATTCCCATTAAAAGTAATTCCGTATCTACTCTCTATAGCCTCAAATATTTTAGAAACTTTAATTGCTGGAAATAAATCTGTATAATCTATTTTACCTATTGGTGTAGAAATATCATTACTTCCAGAATCTCCATACGTCCACAAATCTTTGCTACTTATTAATGGGTATCTAACATCATAATCTGTGGTGTCATCTGTAATCCTATTTAAAACTTCTGTTCCTGTATAGCTATGATCTAAAGCACTTAAATCTAAATCTGTAAGGTTTTCATCTAAAAATTTATCCTTTAATGTAGTTATATCTCCGTAAAAAGATAATTGATAACTTTCTGGTTTTCCTTTAATTAAATTGACTTTTTCTAATTGAATTTTACCACTTCTAAAAGGTGTTAAATTAATATCAATCTTAGCACTTTTTCTTTGGTTTACATCAAATTGCACACTGCTATATGAGTAAACATCATTATTGTACCAATGATGAAAAATAGTGTTATTATTTGGAGTTGCTGGAACTGTAAAAGATTGACTAAAGTCTGAATAAACCTTGCTTATATCTTGAATGTTTTGAATAGTTGAATTTACTTCTATATTCTCATCATCAAATAAATCTAATTTAACTCCTTCGACATAAATTTGTATATTTCTTTTCATTATATAACAGAATTAATTGCATCAAAAGCATAGTTAAATGTTAATGTATAATTTATTGGACTTTCTGCATTTACTCCTTTAATCTTATCCAAGCTTTTTGTATCAACTGTTACTGGTAAACTATCAATTAATATTTTTTCGCTTAACATAATTTCTTGTATTGTACTTGAAAATGATTCATCAACCCAGCCAGTATTGACTGTTATTTTTTCTTGTCCATTATGATTAAAAGCACTTCTTTGACCTTCTAAAGTTGAATAACTTAATGAGTTAGTCTGCATTAAATTATAATCTTTACTTTCAAAACTTATTTCATTTTTACTTGCTTTAAAGAAAAACTCTCTTTGCCAATATCCAAACTTGTTTACAAAATCTATATTTATCGGAGTATATTTTGGTTCACATTTTGGTTTAAATATCCAAGTGCCTAAAAGAACTGGAAATGTGCTTATTTGTTGCCAAATTTCTAATTTATTTCCGTTAGCATAATATCCAGCCCAAACTGTTGGCACATCATATATTGTTTGCCCTAATGCAAAAGGTGTGGTAAATGTAGTAGTGCCTCCAGTTACTAAATCTGTATATTTGACACTATCTAATGTTGATGCATTATAAACTCCTAAAATTCCAGCTCTATCCGATTCTGTACTTGTTGGATTAGCACCAATTTTATAATGATATGTGCCTTGTTTTAATGTTGCATATTTAGTTCCACTAAAGATAAAATCTGAATTTGTTGGGTTACTTCCTTCACTATAATAGCCATATCCGTCAAAACAATAATTTGTAGTTGTATCTAAAAGTGTAAAAGTTCCGTTAGTGTTCTCCTTATATCTTTGAACTCTTAACAAAACATATTGGTTATTATTACTGGCTACAATTCCACTTGTACTCGGTAAAGTTCCTATGATACTTTGTCTCGTTGTAAATTTTAAATATTCTCTGCAATATGGAGCAATATCATAGTACATTTTTAAATTATTAGAAGAAGGAATTTTTTTCTTTAAAACATATTGAGCCGTTCCAGGTGAGGTGCCAGGGTAGTAGAAAGTTAAATCTAATTGAGAGCCAATTACATTACTCTCATCAACTTCGATTATATAAGGACTTCTTGCAAATATATTCGCCATTTTTTATAATTTTTTTATTTTAATATTTTTTGTATCTAAACTTTCATTTATAATATCTTCAAATAATGTTATAACTGTTAAGCCATATTTATCTTGCAACTCTTTACCTAATGTAGCAAAATACTTTTTGAAAGGTTTGGTAAAAAATAAACTGGGTTTTATACCATTATAAAAGATTTTCTGTGCAAGTAAAAATGTTATTGATTTCTGAAAACCAACTGTGTTTATGCTCCTACCTGTAAACCTTCCTTTTGAATCTCTTGGTGCTAAACTTTTTCTAATTGCCCACTTGTCAAATGCTCTTGGTGGTGGCATTTTATCTGTATATTCAAAAGGTGTATTAAACTTCACATTTTTACCAGAAACTCCTTTGTCTTGAAACCAGCCATAAGGTTTCATGTCGAAAGTTAATCTAATTGAATTTGGCATTACTTTAGTAATTCCTTTTATGCTATCATAAAGCTCTCCAGTTGTGTCTTTTATATATCCTTTATTATTTGGCTTTCTTAGATTGTTTCTTGATTCCTCAATTACAAATGTTTTGAATGCCTCAATAACTTCTAATATTTTTTTATCATCAAACATTGCAAACAGTCATATCGTTAGGAATAATTAAATTAAAAGTCATAGTCCAGCCACAAAGTTTATTTTCAAATCTATCTGTAAATGGCTCACAATTTGGTGTGCCTTCTATTTGGTAATTCTCATCAAATAAATTTCCCCTTCTTAACTTTTCATATAATCTGTTTAGTAATGCAATTTGAGTATTGAATATATCATGCTCATTATCGTTGCCTATAAATTTATCTGTGGTTTCATCTTTTGAAATATCAACAATATCCATAGCTAAAATAGATATATTATACTGGATTATATTATCTCTAAATGTAGCATTATTCACAATGATATGTGTTAAAGGAAATATAGTTTGCTTTGATAAATCAACTTCGTTTAAGTCTCCATTTGTGGTTGTATTTGTAAATGGGTCATTATCCAATTCTGCTTTTAATTTAGTTAATATATTATAATAACTCATCTTCTATTTTTATTTAATTGTTTTTGGAATTCATTATGCTCAATATCTCTTTTTTGCTTTTCAAAAGATAAGAAGGTAAGACACTGCCGTAGTGGTAACTTTGTGACCTCGCTAAATTTTGTAAGGTTACCATTAGCGATTGCATAGATACTTGTGTACCAGCCCCATTGTTTGGCAAATATTCCTCTGCTACTGAAATCTTCTTGTTCTTCATCTGTCTTATCTCCTTCTGCAAAAATAATAGGGTATTGTTCAGTAATTGTCTTTGCAAATCGCAAAAAAAAACCTTTGCACCTAAAGCAATATCTATTGTTACATATTTCATTACTTCGGAATAATTTGCGCTTGACACATACGGCTCAATTAAATATTTATCTTTTCTGCTTTCTATTATTGGTCTATACATAACCGCCATAGCTTTGTGGAAATTTTCCATGTCATTTATGTTGTTACTTAAATCAATGTACTCGCCAAATGTTATATCTTCCAGATGTGGAATAAAACCAAACTCTATGCCTTGTAATTTAAATGTTTTTTTAAACTCTGGCTTTTTCTGGAAAGCCTCATTTATTTTAACTGTGATATGTTGTACATCACTCCACCGAATTTTAAGTACGTCTTTCAATTCTATGCCACAAAATATTTGCACCATTTTATTGTAAATTAATTCATCATCATTTGAATTTTCAACTACTCTTAAGAAATCTTGATATGTACCAAGCCAAATGTCTTTTAATTCAGTAGGTATTTTTATATCTAATTGCATACTATTATAACGCTTTTTTTTGTTTTTGATATTATTTAATGAAATATTTTCCGTAATTAATATTACTTAATGATTGACTTTCGTGATACCTTAATGCATCAATTAAATGGTCTTTTCCACCTCTTGGCTTATTCAATCTTTTACCTGTTTTATCGGTGTCCCAAACATACGATCTAAATTCATCAATCAAATTTTTACTACTTGAAGTAACTAAATATTCTTGTGACTGCATCAACTGAATACCAAAATTAATACTATCTCTGCCCTTCGTTGCACCTTTAATCATTTTTCCGTTCCTTCTTATTTCTTCAATGCTTTTTGGCTCTGCTGAATCTGCGTAACAAATAATATTTTTTTCTATTCTTTTGGCTATTTCTGAATTTACTAAATTATTCTGGTAACATATCTCATTCACAATTCTTTTATCATTCCATTTATAAACCTCAACAATAGCAGAAGGGTCAACAGAATAACCGAAATCTAAGCCATAGCCTAATAATTTTGCATCACTTGGTATTTCATCAATTTCCTTCCAATTCTCAAAAACAACGCCTTGTAGGTTACCGATTTCCCCAAGTCCGTAAACAAGCCACCAATTACGCCAATAAGCTGATGTCTCTGCCTTTTTCTTTGCTTTTTCAATCTCCACTACTATTCTTTCATCTAAAGCATTGTTATCTAAATAATTTAAGACTAAGAAATCTGCATCTTTATCATCTTTCAATTCTGTATGCGCCCAGAATTCTGCCGTAGGATTAAAGTCTAAAAAGACTTCACGTTTAGTTCTTATAGCAAGTTCATTATAACTTTCAAAATTTATATTATTACACTCATTGATGTAAAGTATGTCACGTCTTGCGCCTCTTAATTTTGTGCTATCTTCTACGCTAAAAAATTCAATGTATGAGCCATTACTGAATTCGTACCTGGAAATACTTTTATTGAAATAATTTGCATTATATCTATTTGTGTCCTTTAATATTTTTAGAAAATCTTTTAAAGCACCCCTTCTTAAATGTGGCATAGATTGAGCAACTACTGAAATTTCAAGTTCTGCAACTTTAATTGCTCTATCAATCAATACTGGTAAAATTCCATAAGTTTTCCCAGCACTTGTGCCACCTTGTATGATTTTTATTCGCTTTTTTAAAGCAAGAATTTTATTTATCGCTATCGTCCGTTGGAACATTTGGAAATAAAGGTTGTTCTGTTATTGTTTGATTCACTTCTTGTGTAGCTTTTCCATAAGCAGAATCTTCCAGAGCATTATATGCTGGTGTATCTCCATTGATTGCTTTTCTTAATTGAGCCAAAGTCATCAAATCCTCTTGTGTTAAAATTTCTTCTTCTCCAGTAATTGGGTTTTTACCTTTGGTTTCAGCACTTAACCACTTTCTTGCAATTGTACTTCTGTTTTTACTTCCTTTTGGTCTTCCTTTTGGATTGCCAGATTGGCCTTTTTTAAAAGGTTTTAAATTTTCTTCATTTGCCATTTTACACTCCTTTAATTGGTATTTTAATTATTGGGTTTATATCAAAATTTTTCTTTTTATTACTTTTATTTGATTTATCAAATTTTACAATTTTATTGCCCCACTTTTTTTGTAATAAATTATTTTGTTTAATTTCTTTTTCTACATTTCTATAGTCTGCACAACCACCTTTAATTGTTGCTTGTTCACATACATAATGGTACATATTCATACGTAAATTTTTTCTATGCTTATTTAATACTTGCAAACTCATGTCATAATCTTCCTTTAAAAAAATTTCTTCATCATAACGTAAATCATTTTTTCTATGTGCTTGAAAAGGGCCACCAATATATGATGTTAAACCAAATGGTGTGTATTCTCTGTATGCTCCTTTATCAGCTAAACAATTTAGTCCCCAATAAACAACCTTTAAATCTTTAGCTAATTGTATTCCTTCTTCTATCATTTTATATACTTCTGATTCATTCAATTTAAAAGATTTATTGCAATTATATCTACCAAAATGTTTTATATCATCATCAATTAAAATTATGTTTTCTTCTGGTGCATGATCTAAAATAAAATTCCAAACTCTTGCTAAATTTCCTTGCACTTCATTTGGTACAACCCATAAATTTTTATGTACTTTTTGATATTCTTTTTTTTCTTTTTCCATTACTACATAAGTAATGTCTTTTAAATATTTATGTGTTTTACAAATATCTGCTCTTTTATATGATGCTACGTAAATTTTATACATTTTTCTCAAATTTTAAAATTCTAACTTCTCTATGTAAATCAATTCTATCTGTAACCTTATAATTTTTAAAAATTAATTCTATATCATCATCTATAAAATCGTGAAAATGAAAATGATTGTAATGTGTTGTTTTTTTACTTGGGTAACTAATAAATAAAGTTTTAATATTTAAATTTTCAGCCATTTCATTTAAAATTTCTGGGTTTTTCAAATGTTCTATTGTTTCTAATGAAATTAAAACATCAATATAATTATTGTTTAATTCTTTATTATTTAAAAACTCTTTTATTGCATTAATATCTTTTATGTTTTTAATATCTAATGTTTTAAAAAATGTTTTAGAATTTTCAAAATTATTTTTTGCCCATTCTATACTTTGTAAATCAATATCAATTCCTATAATTTTATTTACGTCTGGGTTTTTACTTATAATATTTGTGCCATAACCACAACCACAACTTGCATCTAATATAACACCAGAACAATATTGTCTTAACATAGCATATCTTTCAATATGCCGTCTATTTAATATGTCAAGTTCGATTTTATCAAGTTCATTTTTATTTATAAAAATTTGTTCTCTTACTTTTGCTTTTATCATTTATTTAATTTATTTAAATAATTTGCACCATTTAAAACTCTGCCAATTCCTTTGCTCCACTCTTTGCCATTTCCTCTTTTGCTTTTAACAGTTTTCAAATTAAAATGAGTCTGTGCTTGTAGCCAGTCAATATCATTATCAAAATAAAGAACTACATAATTGTTACTCTCATTTAAATATTCTGAAAATTCAATTTCTTCTTCAATATCTTCTTCATCATTTTTAAAACCTATTGGTAAATCTAATCCGTAATGGTCTAATATATCTTGCTCCCAGACATTAGCTAAAATGTCATAGTCCCATTCGCCATAGCTTAAATTATCTTTGATAATAAATTCATTCTTTTGCTCTTCTGTCCATTTATCTGCAATCTTAATAGGCACTTCTTCCAATCCAGCTTTCACACAAGCTTTTAATCTCATATTTCCGCCTAACACTAAATATCCGTCTTTATATGTAACCACTACAATAGGTCTAGCCTCTAACATTTCTGGAAATTCCTTTATGCTATTTACTAACTTATTGAATTTGGCTTTAGTTATTGTACGTGGGTTCTCAGGGTTTTCCTGGATTAAATATAATTTACTTTTTTTCATATTCTGTATATACTGTTTTCAATCTATCTACTAAATCTCGCACACAACTACTGCAACCAGTTGCTTGGCTTTTTTTATGAAATATTCTGTTATAAATATCTCTTAACTCTTGTTGTTCATTTGGTGTTATAGTATCTCTATCAACTGAAAAGAAATTTTTTAAAACTTCATATTCATTTTCTTGTAAGCACTCTATTTTTGGTGCATAACTAAATAATTTATTTAATTTTTCTTTTCTTTCTTCGCATCCGCAATCTTCACCTGCTACAAACTTTACAAGTTTTTTAATTCCTGTCTTTTCTGTGAACTTTTCTATTGTATCTCCTAATCCTTCACTTTTCTTTTTTACTGTTTTCTTTTTTGCCATTGTTTTATTTTTAATTTATAAATGATATACGTTATTAATAAGATAGCACTAATGCTAAATATATTTAAATGTGGCTCTTCACAAATACCTAAAATATGTTTTAAGTTTTCAATCATAATTAATTTAATTCTACTTGGTAAATATTTAAAAAATCATCTTCCTCTAATTGTTTTTGGTAACAAAATATTTTAATAGCCTCGTGTAAATCTTTTGCTCTTACTACATTTATTGGCTCTTTATCTTTATCCTCTTTTATATAAAAAAAATAAGTTTTCATATTCTTATATGTTCAAAATCTTCATTAATAAAATCTTCGTAATCTTCTCCTATCGCAATTTTAATTCTTTCTTTACAATTCTTTAAAGTATGAAATATACTAAAGTAACTTATTCCTATTTCTTTTTCTAATGTCCTAATGCTTTTTCCTGTCTGGAAATAAACTGTAAATAAAAATTGGTCATACCATTTCCAGCTTAATATTTCATTATGTATTTTCTCTATAATTATTTCGTATTTAATATGCTTTTCCAAGCTATGATCTAAAAAAATATTTTCATTTAAACTTTTTAAATGACTTCTATTATTTGAATTTAAATAGACATCAATTAAATCTAACTTACTTAATTTTTTATAGTTTCCTTCACTGTTAATTCTCTGTTTCCTTATATTATTAATGTATGTATTCCTCAATATAAAATAAATATAACTTTTATTTAATTTTCCATTTTGAAACGCTTTTTTCCTTTCAGACCTTTCTGCTAATCTTATATAAACATCTTGTACATAATCCTCGCTAAATTCTTTTGCGCCAAAACTTCTCATTATAGCAATCCACTCTTTATGGTATTTGTGTATTTCTTCTAGCCAATCCAAGTTCTGCTTTTCGTAAAGATAAAAAAAAACCGCTACAATTCTGCAACGGCTTTTTATAATTTAGTTAAAACAAATAATATGTATTGTAAATGTAGCTATTCTTATTTAGAACGGCAAGTCATCTCCTATTTTTTTTGTCTGTATCTCCAGGTGGTCAAGTTCTTCTTCTTTCTTTTCTACCTTCCAAGCTTGAACACTTGTAAAATATTTGACTTCTCCTTGTGGGTTAGTCCATTCTCTGCATTTTATATTTATACTTACACTAAGTAAATCTCCTTCATTA